CAGAACTCTTGAGTAGCTTGATGTGCTCATTGGCCGCGTTGAGTTCGCGTTCGATGTTCTCAGCTACTATTTGTAGATCGTAAATGTTACACGCCGCATCCGTCCTCGGTGTTTCACTCACGGCTTGGCCTCCTTGGATTTGTTCCACTTCTCAATCTCCATGTGCCACCCCATAAAGGCGGCAGCAGCGCATAGCGCATCCCCCGCCTCCTCCAACCGCTTGATGCGGTCTTGTAACCCACGCACAACAGCCACTCCCTGCTCAATGTCATCGGTTCCAAGCAATTCGCGGAACTCCTCACGGAGGCTGATCTTTTGATCGGCTTGAAGCCGTGCGGTGTTACGCTCTGCAATGAGCAATCGAATGCGGTCGTGGGCATCGGCCAGTTCGTGTTCTACGTCCAGTAAGTACGCTTGAGCTGACTGGAGCGGGGTCATAATTTCTTTTGGTTTCATAGATGCAAAATTTATTGAGCGTTATCTCGGAATGCGCTCCCCTCCGTGTGCGGTTAGAACGGCTTCGGATCAAGAAGATCGTCGCCATCGACCTCGGCAATCGGAACCTCGCGCATGTTCTTGATGCGGAGCGTCTTTTTCGTCTCGCCGTTGACCATATACTCCTCGGAGCGAGCGGTGATGAGTAGCTCTAAGCCGGTCATTGACTTCAAGAACGCCGCGTAACTGCCCTTGACGCCAAGGAAGTCGTACTCGGTTCCATCAGGCACATTGTGCTTAGTTGCTGCGACAAGCTGATTGACGCGGAACCAGACATTCTCCTGATTGATAAAGCGGTCAGTGATGCTCGCGCCATCTTCAGTCTTGAACGTCACCTTACAGACCTCGCGGCCTTTGGCATCTAAGGTTTCCTCGACCTTGGCGACGGTGACGGTGTAGTCGCCTTCGGCGTTGATGTAGCTGCCCCCGGCGTCCTTGCGGTTTACTGTGAACATAATTTATTCGGTGGTTAGTTTTCGGATTTATTCAAGACCCACTTAGGGCATGAAAGGGTTTGTGTCGCTGTTGGATAGGCTGGCCAACTGTCCAGTGCGCGGCATTCGTGCAGCGTTGAGATTGCCTTCCTGCGAAGATTCGCACCAGCCTGAAGCCATTCGGCGTCCAGTCGATAGATTGCGACAGCGTACGGAGCCTTACGCTCGACCGCTACAAAGATGAAGCTATCAGCGCCAGTCATCTCCAGATAGTGCGCGGCCTGTATGTGATAGCCGAACGATGCGATGGTTCGCAGGAACGCCTCGGGCGATGCGTCGTCGGTTGTTTTGATGTCAACGAGCGTATGACCCTCGATCCACAGATCGGGACGTGCTTTGAGGGCAATGCCGGTTTCCTCGTCCTGAGCGAAGACACTCGCCTCGATCTTGTGCGGCAGATGAATGATGTCCCAGAACGGATGGCGACGGACACTGTTGGCCACTCCTTGCACATCGATGTCTTCTGCGTGCGTCAGGTGGATGCGGCTCTTATGCTGCTCCTTCCACGCTTTGCCTTCTTTGTTGCGTCCGTCGATGTCCGGCGGAATAACGGCGACGACTTGCGAGTAGAGTTGCGGCTCCAGTACAGCGGTGTGAATCGCCGTACCCATCTGCATGGCCTTGCTCGGCTCCTGATGCTCCTCCAGCGCGGCTTTGTAATGAGCCGGGGACTTGAGGATCTTGGACATCATGCTCTTAGAGAGAGCATCAACGGCGTGATACTGAGCCGCTGGCATGTCGAGATTGACGTGTTGGTTGAGAATGCTCATTCGGTGGGCGGGTTAGCGAACGCTTTAGCCTTGGAGATGAAACCATCGCTGTCGGCGACGATCATGTTGGCCACCTTGTTGGATACATCGCGGAAGTTCTGCCCTTCCTTAATCAAGTTCTTGCTGATGAGGAACGCGTTGGCGATATCAGAATGTGGCTCAAGGATCTGCTCTAGCTTTTCAACGAGCGAGAAGGCTGGTTCCGGCGTCACGTTGACCGTCTGGCGCGTCGTAGCGGTGATGGTGGGTGTTGGCGAAGGGAGGAGAAGTCGGCCACTTCCTCGGGCGTGTAACGGCCTTGCGTGATTCGCGGATCGAGCATTCGCGTTGCCTTGCTGATGACTCGCGCTCGCAGCATCTCAGCGGGGAATTTTGCCCATCCACTGCCAGCTTTCGCGGGGAGCAATCCGGCCAGCTTCGCGTCGTCTGAGGTTAAAGCCACGCGGACCTTCTTCACGCCCTTGCTGAAGTCGGCGATGGCGGCGATGGCGTCGAACTGAATCCAGTCGATGTCCCAACCGGCGGTCATCAGGCCAGAGAGCATCGATTCGCTCTTCATGGTGATGTTGCCGTTGATCAAGTGGTTCTCTCTTTTCCAGCTCAGCGGAGTCATCCGGCTGGCGATGCATTCCAAAGCGAGGACATAGCCCTGCTCAGGTTTCACGCATCCGAACATGCCGGAGTGTGCGATCCAGTCGCCCATCGTTTTTACCGCGTCCATCGGACTGTCGATCCTGTCATAGAAGTCAGGACTAGACGGTTGCGTTGTCGCTAATTGGTTGCTGCTCATTTGTATTCTCTTGTTGTTTCTTTGTTTTTCTTGCGTATGGGTTCACGGCTCCGGTTGTCGCTCGACTCGTCAGAATCGCGGCGATGTCGGACTCGGTGAACAAGATTCGTCGGCCAATCCTTCTATGCTGGACGCCGTCATGGCGCACGATCCGCCGTAGCGTTTCGGTGCATATCTGGAGCATCTCTGCTGTGGCCTTGGCCGTATAAACTTTCACTTGGAAAAAATCGACAGCGTTCGGGTGTTAACTTGGGAAACCAATGCGTAAACCCGTCGAGTTCTCTCGTCCCCTCTAATCCCGAACGCTGAAAAGGGGCTGCAATCAGGTGTTCAGTCACGGGCGAAAATCCACTAACACCCTGTCGCGATTTCCCTTCGCGCTCTAAGTCTGATTGCAGAAAATTGGTCATCGTTGCGTGCGTAGCTTCGCAGTTGTCTCAAGTCGTTGCAAGAGGATATTGAAAAACTTTTCGACCGAGGCGTTCTTCGATTCTCTGAAGGTAGGCCACTTGGTCCGGCGTTCCGTTTACGCCGCTGCCGTTGAGGAACGTGATACGCTGATCCATCAAGTGGTCCTTGCGCCGCTGCCATTCCTTGTCTGACTCGCCATCGTGGCGGTAGATCGTGTACGGTCCATGATGGAGTTCCAGAGTGTACTGCTCAGCGTTCGGATTGATGGGCGTTTTCTCTGGCTTCGGGCCAAATCCCTCCCACGCGCTGTCGTCGCTGTCGCCACCGGATTCCAATTGCTCCATGATTTTATTGTTCGAAGCCTCAATTTCATTGAGACGCTTCGATATCTTCTCAAGAAATTTTGCGAGCTTGTCGAATTTTTCGGCGGTAACGAATTGCTGGTTTGTTTCCATAGTTGTCAGGGTTTACAGGTTTCCGAAAATTTCCTTCAGGTCTGCGGCCAGATCATCAGCCGAAGAGGTTTCTGGATCGGCTGAAGCTGGCTGGTTTTCCTTCTGCTTTCTCTTGCGCTGCTTTCCCTTGCGAAGCGCGTTGATAGCCTTCCAAATCTGGGCGATTTCGCGACGGAGGTCCGACAGCTTGCGCGATTCAAGATCCTTCTGAGCCTCCTCATCGGACGGCTTCCAATCGCAGCCATGCCAGACCCGATGGGTTCGATCAAAAACCAAGACCTGACTCTTGACGTTCCGCATCGAGCCAAACGCCCGATTAGCCTCGACCAACCCACCGCCAATCGTCTCGACAATGTAGGCCAACAACTCGGACTTCTCCGAATTCAGATTGTGCCTCTTCGGCGGCATTTCTCGAAACGTCGCTCGAAGCGTGGAGCCATTTGATAAGTAACTCATGGTGGAAAACAGATAAGTCTCTTTTGTCGTCTAGTCAACGTAAATCTACCAATGGCTACTTCTAAGTTACCCTTGGTCTACCTAGCTCATCTAAAGATAAGCCTCCCCTTTCTAAAAAAGGGGAGAGGCTTATTCCGAAAACGGAATGCTTGCGCTCCGCCTTTGGGGGCGGTGCCGCTTCCGTTTCGGAAAAGGATATGTGAAGTGTTATTGTCGCTTTGTCGGTCATGTAGGGCAGCGGGAATGCCTCGCAATCGATCAGAAATGCCCCGTAGAGCGTTCGTAAGCTGTTTGGCGGCTCTACGGACGGTTTCGCGTGTGTCCGCGCTAGAATCGAATCGATGAAATGGCATGGTGCGAATGAGGTTTATTGGCCTACTTTTTATCCGGCGAAAAGTTATCAGGATTGGATTCGCTCGACGACCGGATAGATATCGTAGTCCTCCGACAATTCGACCGGGACGACCCGAATCCTCCCTTGCGTGTATTCGCCGGGATTCAATTCACGCGCCGCTTTCTCCGCGTCCTTGCGCGACGCGAATTCGACCGTCTGATAGCTGACGACCCGCTCCTTCATGTCGGACCAGCCAATCGCGCCGGATAGCTGGACCTTGTAGGTTGGCTTCGCGAACAGGTTGCGGCTCATGGATACAGTCCTCCCGTGCGGATGAGGCGGATGATCGTTTGAGATTCTTTGATCATCTTCTCGCGTCTAGACAATCCTTCCAGCGATTTGTCCTGATACATCTGCGCGTAAAAAAGCGAGTCATCCAGCAGTTCGGCGGCGCGAAGACAAGTTTCCAGCATGAAAGCGGTTGACATCAAAATTCCTCCATCTGGATCATCAATATGGAATTTGTCAGATCTTGCGATTTCGCGGAGATGCGCAACCGGATCGATTTGGTCTTTTGGTAAAATCACTTGAGTTCCTCCACTTCACCGATCTGGAGGAGCCTGTCTCCGTCCTCGCGATCGATGATGAGTTCGAGGATTTGCGTGCCGTCCTTCGCGATGAGGCTACAGATATGCTTGTTGTCGTCGTAGATTGAGAGCGGGGTTGCGCCGTGTTCTTGCTCCTCGCCGGTTAGGATGGCGTTGAACAGGTCGACGATGGTCTGGGCGTTGTCGCGGGATTGAATGGTTAGTTTCATTTTGGTTAGTTTGAGTGGTTAGGTGGGGGACAAAAAACAAGTTTAGTTCCTGCTGGCGTTATATGAAACGAAACCGATTTGATTTTAAGTTTTTCTTCAGCAGTTTTAATGAACAAATCACCGTCAAATTTGAAACTCGGCATTGGGATTACAACGTAAGTTCTCGTTGATTCAGGATTCATAAATGCACCGCAAACGTAATTTGATTTTCTCATTCTTTCACAAACATCACCTTCGACTTCAAGTGTGATGCAGTTTCTGTCTATTATTATGTGGTTCATATAGTTAGTTTCATTTCTTTGCTGTTGTTTGACTGGTTTCGAGAGAGGAAAGTTTTCGCATGACACGACGACCGTAGGCGCGGGAAGAGGAACGCTTTAGGGCTTTTGGCCCACCATGCCAGATGCGCGCCAGCGATTCGTCGCTGAGATTGCGTCCGTAATGGCTTAGGTATGCGTGGGCGATGAACGTCGCGACGGCGCGGTTGGTGACTTGGGCGTGCGCGTAATGCGTCCCCATGATGCGATTAACATCTCTTACCATAATCGGCTTGATCTGGAGCGCGCCAAGCTCGCCGTGTTTGCCGCGAGCGAGGTCATTTCCGTGTGATTCGATCTGAATCAGGGCCGAAAGAAGCAATGGATGCATGATTTGATGCGCGATTGAGTGATTTTTATGCGATTTGATGCGTTTGAAGGGCTTATGCGACGAAAAAGTCGTCGGGTTCGCCATTCACCGTCACGTTGTCGGTCCATGTTAGTCCCCAGCATCCTCCCGTCGAGCGGCAAACGACGAACCACTGGTCATGGCGATCAGTCGTGATTTCGTACGCGCCGGATTTCCAATGGACTTTTCGACCGGATAGCACCGCTGCTTTGATTTCGGAGAGGTTCATTGTTCGTAAGTTTCTTCGGACGTTTGCCAGTAACCTATTTCGAATTGCTGCTGGTTCGCGTTGACCAGTCGCGTCGATCCGCATCGGCAAGTCTGCTCGACCGTCGTCCAGCCGTGAGCGCGAGGATTCGGACGATAGGAATCGACCGGACCAGCGAAACAGCGACTGACGAAATGCTTCGGCTTGTGGGTGTGCTTCACGGTTGTTGTCCTTTCGCTTTCCTGATGATGGCGCGAGCGTAGTCCAGATCGTCGTCGTCGGCCATCGGGTGCGCGAGGCGTTCAAGGGCGGCCAGCAAGTCAGGCGCGGAGGCGATGAGCGTCGCGTTGGCCTTTATTTCCAGAGTGTCGGTCATAAGACAGACGGTTTTCCCGTGCTGGTCATGGAAAACGTGCCATTCGCCGTTTTCGCCTTCCGTTGGCGGATGAACCTCCGCGAATTGAGGCACGTTGCAGATGCAGCGGCTCGCGTGATTCGGATGTTTGCCTTCCCATTGCGGATCGGGAACGACAAACCAAGGGCCGGGGGTGTGGGTTTTCATTGGGTTCAGGCTTTGATGGTGAATGATTCTGCGAAACGAATGCCTTCTTTGCGCCCTGATTCGGAGCCGCCAAGTTCTGCTTCCTCGCGTGCGCCGTCGCCTAACTGGCGGGAATAGGCGTTCCAATGTTCGCTTGCGTCGGAATAGGGGATGCCGCAATCGCGGTTCAGGATATGCGCGAAGGATGAATAAAAGTCAGCGCGAACGCTTTCGACCGCATCGTCCATGTTAATGGCGCGGAGCAATTGCGCGTCCATGCGGGATAAGGTCATGCGCGGGAGGATAATCTCTACGGCGAAGTCGCGTGCGTCGGTCCAGATGCTGCTGTAGGCGTTCGTTTTGAGCCAAAGGGAGCCGTCGTCGAAAAGGTGATAAACGGACGAATCGGGATTGCCGATACCACCGCCGGGGCGAATGGATTCGGATAGGTTGTCCGCGAACGGAGGGAGTTCCTCGATGAGGTCTTGCTCCTCGGGCGTAAGCCAAAGGAAATTGTCGTTCAGGTAATGCTGGCGCACATAGGCAAGCGCGGCCTGAGGTAGGTTGTCCGCGTGGAACGATAGCAGGATCGTCTCGCGAGCGATTAGCTTTTCGAGGATGGGGATTAGCTTTGGATTCATTGGATTTCAGAGGTTGTTTTTGTTTTTGTGATGCTTCAAACGGTTTCAGACGACCGCACCTGCTCAAGAAACTCTCCAACAGTCATCCCCCAACAGTCCCAATGGTTGATGAACACGCGCGGGGAACCGTCATATCCAGCCGCTCGCATCGCTTCCCAAATCGGACCATCGCACCGATCTAGGACGGAATCGGGCAGGTCAAACAGAACAGTTTCGTTTTCGATTTTTTGCATATGTTGTTTTTGTTGTTCGTGAAACGGACAGGCAGTTGTGGCCTACCCTGTCGCCCTACTCTTTCGAATGGGGCGCGTAGGATAGGTCAGCGGTCAGCTTAGGAAAACATGCGCCATTGAACCGTCAGGGAGCGAACCGCTTACAAAAGCGCGGTTCCAAAAGTTGGTTTCGCGGGGCGTGCCTTTGGTGAAATCTTCGTCAAGAAAACGCAAGACCAGTGCCATCACCGCCGCACGGTGAACCGCTTCACCGCTTAAACCGTAGTCCAGTGGAATGGTGATGGAACCGCGCGCACACTTTGCTTTGATGCGTGAGCCTTTGGATTCGGTGACTGACAGGAATTTTGTTTGGATTGATTGCATGGGATTGGATTTATTGGACCGGGAATCGGGATTGATTCACCGCCGGAGGCTACCGTTTCCGATAGTCTCGCGCGGGAAATCAGGGCAGATTGAAAGCTTCGCGCCACGCGAGGTAATCGTGGCAAAGATCGGTGTCGAAAGAATAGACTCCAATGTCGGGAAAACCGTCTGCGCGCAGACAGGTGACAAAGAGCCAACGACGGCCGTGCATGACAAAAGGTTCTTCGCACTCGCGCAAACGTAGGAAAGGGACAAGCGGTATATTGGACATAGTGTTTTATTCGTTGGGTTTAGGGTTTAGAAAGAGCAGCAGCCGCAACATGGCGCGTCTTCACAGCGGCCGCGTGCATTGCGCGTGCCTGTCCAGCCTGAAGATAGTTTGACGCAGACCATATCGGCGCTTTGCGCCATGCGGCCGGTGCATGCGTTGCAGTCTATGCGCCATGCGCGGTTGCGTTTGGTGACGGTTCCTAGGCCTGCAGGAACGGTTTCGTGGCACTGGACACACTGGCCAGAGTATCGGTTGATCATTGGATTGAGTGGATTGAGTGGATTGATTGAAGAGACGCGTCAACCTACCGAGGGCCGATAGATTGAAGCGGACCGTCAACCGGCCGTTGTGATGCGTTGCACCCGTTTGGCACCCGTTCCGTGTGGTTTAAATCCGACAATGAACCCACGGTTTCCTTTCGCGCATAGGCGGCAAGTGTTGCAGGATATCCCGTCAACGCGTTGTGCTGGACAGATAACTACGCGGTTGCCGTCGGGTGTTGTGAAACGGTCCGCGCTGTCCTGTGGGACAACGGCCGCAACGGGCAAACCAAGCTTGGCAAGTGTGTCGGCATGGCTGATGGAATTGGCGGACAGATTGACAACGAAACCGCGTTCATTGGCGGACCGTAGTGCGGACAGATTGGAGTCTGTCAGCGGCTTGTGAGTGTAGGTAAACCCACGTTTGCCCATGTTTGCGGTTGCAAGTTCATCTAGTGCGGTTGCGTCAATTGAATCTCCGACACCCGGTAAGTCTCCGGCTTGGTTGTGCCGCCACAATTGACCAGCTGGGAATGATTTGATTTTGCCCAAGAAAGAGGCCCAATCAAAACCGCGTTGACCGCTTGTAACCTTTGACCAGTGAAGAGCAAGCGGTCCGCTGTCGGCATAGCAACCGTCTTTCTTGAATGGGCATGCGTCGCTGCATGTGACGGCCGATGAGGTTGACACCGGAATCGGGCCGGTTTTGACGTTGGAAGAGACTAATGTTAGGTGAACGTTCATTGGGTTTGATCGGTTGAGGGTTAGAGTTGAGAAGCGAAGAAAAGGAAGTAAAACGCGTAACCTAGGACAGCGTAAATCGCGGCCGTTGCCAGTGCTGACAGAAGTTTTTTAAACGTGGGGTTCATTGCTGCGGACAGACTAGGGGAGAGAGGGGAGAGAGTCAAAGAAAAAAACAAATTAATTTTTAAAGCGGGGCGAAAGGGGCGGATTCATTGGGGAAAACGCGCTTGTCGTCAGCTTGTCGTCAGCGCGCTTGTCGGGCCGTAAGGCCGTCTGTACGCTTCCGACAGATGAAGTTGACAGATGACCAGTGGAAAACGGCGCGCGGCCTGTACTTGGCGGGAAGCGACTGGGGAGCCATTTCGGGCAAGCTGGGGGCAAAGAAAGCGACTTTACAGAAGCGCGCTGAAAGAGAGGGGCTGACGAAATTAAGACGGGAGGCGAAATCGATTTCTCTTACAGACATTTCTGTAAAGACAGAAAAGAGTCTTGAGGCTCTTTCTATTCTCGTCAGGAATCGTCTAGCGGCGGACGCGGCCAGCACGTTGGAACGCATAGACTCTTACGACCTTGACGGAATCAAGGATGAGTCAACACGGGAGCAGATCCTCGGGAGCGTAGCTAAGCGAAGCGCGCTTGTCTTTGGCTGGTCTGAGCAAGGTGAGAGTGCCAGCGTGTCCATTAACTTGCTTGGTTCTATGCCCGATAGGTTCGCGGAGGTTGTCGTCTCGAAGTGAATATAACAGTGTTTGTGCAACGGGGGAAAACTTATGGTCAGGATTAGATAATCTAATGGGACAAAAGGATTGTTTTTCCTAGACTTGGCACACTTTGTGGCGCAAAGTAGGGCACCCCCTTTTGGGGGCGGCTTCGTTTACGATACCCCCCTCAAAAATTTTCCGTCTTTTTGACCATGTTAAGTAAAATTAAAATTGGTCAAGTTATTTCTCTCAATCAAGCTGAGAGGAAGTTGGCCCACTTCGTGGCTAAGAATCGCAACGGCAATAATCGTCATTTCAACACTACGAACTTGAAGATAAGCGCAGAGGACCCTGCGACGGTGGATCTGGAGGGCGTGTGCGGCGAGATAGCCTTCTGTAAGCTATTCAATGTCTACCCCGACATCGACACGGATCGAGAGCCTCCGCACCCGCTCTACGACGCGATTATCCCGCCTATTCCACCGGGCATTCGCATCGATGTGAAGACGACCAAGTACGAGAATGGCAAGCTACTGGTCGATGCGCGAAAGGGTTCCAAGACCGATGGCGTGGATTTCTACGCGCTGATGACGGGTCAATTCCCCGGTCCGTATACGTTCCGAGGATTCATCGCGAAGGAACATATCATCCAGCCGCATAGAATCGGAACGCTCATCAAAGGATTCAAAACGTACATGGCGGATCAGAGTGAACTGACCGACGAGGTAACTATATTCTAATTGACTCATGTGGCATTAATGTGTCTCAGTCCGGCTTATCGACCCTAAGCAAGGCGGAGGCTTGGTCAGCCATCGCAAAACTGTCTAAGCGGCAATGACGCTCCGCATCGGTCAGCGCGTAGGTCCGATCCGCCATCGTTTGATGGATGGATAGAATGGCCTACCAAATGCAAATAACGTCGGTTTAATTTTTCTCAATATGCCCTGTCCCAATGTCTTCAACGCCTTCGCCGTAGCGACTGAGTCGCTTGCGCAGGACGTCTATAAACGCGCCTCCTATCGCTCGATGTGGCTCAATATGATTGAGCGCGGAGAGTATCCTCAAGGTACTGGCTTGACCCAGACCTCGTTCAACACGACCAGCATCGAGCCGACTTCGGCTGATCAATGGTCGGCCATTACCCTTGCGACTGGTAACCCCGGCTCCAACGGCGGCGCTTGCGATGTCACCTATAATGACGTTCCGGTTGGTTTTAATTCCGTTACATGGAGTCCTGAGCGTTTTGCGCTGAAAGGTCCGCTCTTGTGTAAGGATGATTTGACCTATGACCACCGCGTCGAGGCGTTCTTGCGCGTGTACTTGGAGAAGCTCTCGATCCGCGCTCAGCGTTCTTGGGAGGTTCGCTATCAGAATACGTTCGCCAAGTTCGCCATCAAGGCTGTGGCCGACTCGTCCTTTACTCAGGATGAGACGATTCCCTCTGGCGTGAATGAGTTCCCGTGGATTCAGACTGGATCAGTCGGTCAGGCGCTCAATCAGTCCACCTCTGAGTTGACTCAAGAGATGCTGGATGTCGCGGCTTCCACGCTCATTCGCAACGGCGCGACGAATCCTGATAGCTCTGGCTTCATCAGCTACTCAAGCGACGGCCCTGTGTTCCCGTTGTACATCGGCTTGGAGGCTTCGCAGCGTATCGCTCAGAACAACCCGGCGTTCCGCGAGGATATGCGTCAGGCTGAGATGGGCAGTGGCGCTGGAGCGGAGTTGCTGAAACGCATCGGCGCGAATCGGGTGATTAAGAACTTCCGCCATGTGCCGAATCTGTTCCCGCCCCGCTTCACCTATGCCGGTGGCAAGTACACGCTGATCCAGCCCTTCACTAGTGCGAACGGCACGAAGGGTACTGTGTTCAGCGTCAACCCGAGTTGGACGACCGCTCCTTTCGAGGCTGCGTTCATCGTGACTCCGTATGTGTTCAAGAGCCACATCGTTCGGCCTGTGAATCGGGTTGGCGATCTGAGCTGGATGCCGACCAACTACATGGGCGAATGGCAGTGGGTGACTGGTGCCTATAAGTTCGACGTGTCGTGCGACGATCCGTTGGAGAAGAAGGGTCAGCATTATGCTGAGTTCGTGCATGCCGCCGAACCAATATTCACCAACCAAGGTATGACCATCATCTTCCGGCGTTGCACAGGCGCTCTGACTCAGGTCATCTGCTCGTAATCGATCAGCCGATCAATCGAAAGATCCGCAGGCGTGAAAATGCTTGCGGGTTTTTTGTTTTGCGGCATCGTTGCGGCGTTGAATCAATAGGTTGAATGTCTTGTAAAGCGCCTCATTGTGAGGCAATCCCGTCATCGGCCCGAAAAGCTGGTGGCGGGTTTTTATTGACATCCCAATGCGCGGCGTAATGCTCCCCGTATGCCGTCATTTACGATTCCAAAAGGCGTAGAAATCCCCGAGAACCTTGCGGAGGGCGAAGCGTTCCAGACTATGGCAACGATCCTTCTTGGCAAGAATGGCAAGGCCGAGGTCATCGAGATTGATGGCATGGCGATTGCCGGATACGAGAAGAAATCCAAGGGCAAGAAGCTGGCCGAGCGCGGCGAGGAGATGGAGATGGTGGCCGAAGAGGGTGCGGCTCCCGGCGGTGGTGGTTTCATTGCCGAGGTGATGCAGCGCGGCGCTGGTCCGATGGCACGATAACCGATTTTCCATAGAACGATATGCCAAACATCACATGCGACGAGGCGGCAACGCTCATCAACGAGGCGGCGTCGCT